GGTGTTTAGTTTGGTGGCATTACCCTGCCGCAACAAAATAGGCTCATCAGAGGCCAGTGTAGTAATTTGGAGGCTGGTGCCACCAGTATAAATTATACGACCATCATAGTCATCAGCAAATGGTGCTTTAAAGTCAATGTAAGCGCCACTTGGCCCGCCCATTTCAATGTTGCCATATCCAGAAGTAGGTGCTATACCTAATTTTCCAGTCATATTGCCGCCAGTAAGTGCCAGCGCACCTACATCAGCCGCATCCAATACGACTGCGCCAGTCTGGGTGTTTACACTATCTACAGTATTGACTTCAGCGCCAGCCGCAATGCCATCTAGCTTGCTATGGTCTGCATCAGTAAATACGTTGCTGTCAGTCGCGCTATCGACCAAAGTTCTAATCTCTGCGGCAGTCTGGTCTGCTGTTGCACCCGCCTCAACGCCATCCAGCTTCGTTCCATCTGTCGCTACATCACGACCATCGACTGTTCCGCCAACAGTAATGTTATTTGTCACCTCAAACGCAGTAGCCTTTGGGCTGGTCAGCGCAACTGTACCGTCATTAACGTCCGCAAGGTCAGCCATAACCTCACGAAAAGCGTTATTAACGTCAGCAGGATACATCTGGTTTTCACCCAGAGGCACATCCTGTACATCCGTGTTGTTGGCCGCAACCTTGTCGTATTCAGTGATATTTGATTTGGTCATATTATCCCTCGATTAGCTTTGGCTTGCGGCCCTCGGCGGCGGCGACCATAAGCTCTAAACTGTTGTTATTGGCCTTAACCATCTCATTGCGAAAGCTCTCTATAGCCGCTCCAGTATGAGAGGTTTGACGCCCGTTTTCAATAAGAAGAACAGGAAGCATAGACATAGAGCAACCCCACTCGGCTATCTCTTCTCCAGTCTGAGGATGATTTCCACGCAACTCAATAAACCAAGCACAGTCCATTTGCTTGCAAGGCTCAAAGTTATTGAGTGGACAATTATGTTTGACCTCTAGCTTCATGCGCTAGTCTTTCGATGCAATAATTACATCTACATATTGCACATCAAGGTCGATGGCTGTTCCAGAGAAGGTAGCTCCGTGAGAGTGACCATCGCCACCACCAGTGTTCGATGCAGTCCATTCTGGCTGGTCTGCCACGCTACCAAATCCTCCATCTGCCGTGGGTGGGCTTGTGGTGCGGCTACTATCTGTAATACCCAGAACAAAATCATAGTTTAGCGTGTGCGTGTGAGAAGGCATTTCCGCAATAGTCAGTGTATGCTCAGCTACCGTTACCGTGCCGCCAACAGATTGGCTAGACAATGCTGTCTCAAATGCCACCGTACCGCCAGTGCCAACTGTGCCGTTTGTAATACGCAAAGCCTTGTCGTTATGTGTCGTGTCTTTCGTCCACCCAGTAGGGGCGGCTGTCTGATTGAACAACATCTTTGTGCCGCTAGGGAATGAGTCAATGGCTGTGCCGCCGATTGTAGCTGTGTCAAAATCAGGAGAAACAAGAGAGACAGCACCAGAGTTGACGTTAGCCAAGTCAACCATCATCTCGCGGATGGCATTGTTAATGCCCGCAGGACTGCAACCCTCATCTATGTTTACGCTTTGAATGTCGGTGTTATTGCCAACTGTTGCGCTGTAATCTCGAATACTATTCTTTGCCATTGTTTATTTTCCTTCATCAATTTCTAAAAGCCCAGAAGTTGCCCTAACGGTAGGAATAGGTGCGCGTGTTAGTGCCGTTGCTGGTGCGCTCAAAAGTCCAGAGCCAATCTTTCTAAGACCCGACAATATAGACCTACCAGTGCTGGGGTCTACTTTGCCGTTTCTGATTAAACTATCTATCGCCTCTTTCCTTGCGGCAGGTGTGCTGGCAAGGAGTATATTGGATACTTCAAGGGCTTCATCAGCACCCATTTTTCCAGTTCCAGTAAGCGCCCTAATAATGTTACCGCCAGCAACAAACGCGGTAGAGCTTTTGCTTGCACCAGCGGCCCGACCAGCTACAGAAGGAGCGAAAACGGCGCCTTTAAGGTCTTCCAAAATACCTCCTGCATCATCTGGCAACTTAGGAGTTTTAGGTAACATTGTTTTGCCACTTTCGGCCATTCTGACTTCAGAGCGTAGAGTTTTTACAAAGGCGTCAAATGACTCTTTGTTCGGCCAAGCCGCTTTCATGTTTTGAAGGTTTTTGCTTTTTAAGAGACTTTTAATTGCTGAAATATCATTATCTGCCAAATACTGCTTAACCTTATCCAAAACTCCGAGTCTAAACACATCTTTTTCCTGTGATGTGTATGTAGACAGTTCTTTAGAAATTGTCTTTGGCGTTAATTCTTTTTTTCCAGTAGAAAAAATTTGTTTGCCTAAATTAGCGGCGCGTTCAACTTTGAACGCCCTCTCGGATGGCGCTCTTGCCAAAGCGTAAGATGGGTTTGCTTCATCAAGAGCGTTAAGAAAAGCGTCTTTTGCAGACATCAATCTGTTCGCCTTATCGGTGTCTTTTGCCGTGCCGCCAGCGCCAAGAGCCTTACCAATTCTGCGGTCTAAGTCTCTTTTTGCTTGGTCAAAAATTCTCATAAGATTGGGAATCTCTTTATCTACTTTTTTACTTAGTATTTTAGCTCCTTCAGGGAACTGAACACCAAGTCTCTCGCGCTCTGCTTTAATCGCTCTTTTAACTGAGTTGCTAATAAGAGGGTTATTCAAAAGTTCACCCAACGTCATTCCCGTTTTTGGGTCTGCCGAACCTAGAAACTCTTTACGTCTGGAGATTCCAGAAAGAGGAAAATTACTTACACCCTGCCTATAGGCTGGCGTTGATAAATTCTTTGCCTCTTCTTTTACAATAGAAACCACATCATCAACAGTTCCCTCAGGGAAGGCTTCAAATCCCTCGGCAACTCTAGATGGACGAGCGGCCTCACGAGCCGACAGAAGACCAGCAGTTGCCGTTCTGGGTTGACCTACACTCCTAGCGGTTTCCCCAACCAAAAACTCAAGCCCCTCTCCAGTGGATTCTGGTGCAACAGCCTCCGCAAGAGTAACTGGCCGAGCAGTCTCTATTTGCTTTGAAGTTATGCTTTTAGGCGGTATGCCAGCGGCCTCCATTGTTTCCGATATTCTTTCTATTGCTCTTGACTTAGCTGGCTTAAACAGTTCTACCCCAGCCCGTCCAGCCCCTTTGCCCAACTCAAGTATACCCCCCAATGCTCGCCCAACTACAGGAATACCCGCGCCTATCGTACCGTAAGCAGTGGCCGTTCCAAGCTCTTCTCCACGCTCAGATAAACCTGCACCAGAAAGCAGTCCGTAAGCCCCGCCATATCCCATCGCTTTTGGAAGATTAGATACAGGAAGAAGTAAAGAAGATGGAAGCATCCCTAGAGCCTCAGATGCTACTCCATATCCACCAGTAAGTTCACGAGCAGCTTCTACGGCTTTTTGTGGCCCTTCGACGCCAAGGGAGGATAAAACCTTTGCTGGCAGGCCTAATGTTAGACCCTGTAAGGCAAGAAGGTCAAGAGCCTGAGCTTCTTCTGTGCGTGGGCCGAGAGGTTGAAAAGCACCCATAACATTCACAGGCATTTGTCGAGATTCTTCACTAACCTCAAACATATCAGAAATAGAATCAAGTATAGACCCTGAGGAGTCAAGCTCAGGTTTTTTCGTTGAATTGTAATAATCTATAGCTTGCTGTTTAGTTGTCCCATCTGGAAACTCATAGACAGTGCCATCTGGAAACTCAAACTCAACCATTATGGATTAACTCCCGCTTTTGCCATGTCATCGGATGACACGACAACTCTTTCAGCTGTACCCCCAGATGAATCGGGGGGTGAGGCAACCTCGTCTTCTTTTATAAAGGGGTTTGTGTATTCTGGTCTGCTTCGTCTATCAGCATAAATTCTCTTACCAGTTTGAACAGGAAGCATTGCGTCATACGCGCTATTAAACAAATCTCTTTTTCGAGTGTATTTCTTAAACGTATCGGCTCTAAGGTTGCTAAGTATTTCTAGGGTTTTTTCCTTGTTATTAAATAAACTTAAATCTCCACCCAAAGCTCTAAGAACTCGAAGCGCATCCATTTCGGTCATTACACCGCCGCCAACAATTTGCTCCCTGAACCTACCCAGAAGACCTTGCTGTTGCGCTTTGCCAACTTCTAAAGCAAGCTCTTCGTCGGTTAATTTCATCCAATTATCAGGCAATATATTAGCTGATTTTACTTTTATTGCGAGTGACGACACTGCTCGCCGAAAACCCTCTGGAGCCTCTTCAACATTGCTGATATATGCGTCAAGAGCGCGAAGACTTGACTCTTCTTCTGATGTGGCCTCATCAAATCTAGTTAAATTTTGAAAATTTACCGTGTCATCTGTGGCAAGTTCTATTGAGCCTGCGGGTAAAGGTTGATTTGTTCCCATAATCAAACGCTGTCTTGTTACCTTGTCAAAGAATGTCTCAACTACTTCTCTCTTGCCATCTGGCCCAATGGTAACATAGGTCTTAGGAGAAGTTGTTAAACTTCCCAAGCTACCTCCACCCTTAGCCCTCTCCAGTGCCGCCATTGCTTCAAGCTCTTCAATCGCGGGTTTTTGCAAAGCAGACGCCTCTTGAGCGCGTAATGAAGGTAATGATGCGGCAATACCAGCAGGGGTAATGTTTTTCAGCAGCCCAAGGTCTTTTCCCAAAACCTGACGAGGCTGACTCATCATGGCTTGTTGGTAGAACCTTTGGGTGTCAATAATGTCTTTTTGCAAC